CATTAGATTGGGAATCGCGCCACAGCAGTTATTAGATCTAGATAAGACCATGCTCGATGCATTAGTGCAGGGGCTCAAGGATGAAGCGAAAGAGGTGAGCGATGCCAGCAAGCGTAAAGGGCGGGGTCGCTCTTAGAAAGTCTCTGCGCGCTTTTGCTCCAGATCTTGCTAAGGAAACACAGAAAAAAATTGCTGGAGCTCTTAAGCCTATTACTAAAACGGCTAAGGGTTACTTCCCAGATGATGGGGAAGTACTGAGCGGATGGCTTGCTAGAGAAAACTCTCAGGCTCGATTCCCTAGTTACAATGCTCGCATCGTTAAGGCTGGCATTGGCTATAAGACTTCACCTTCTAAAGCTAATCGTAGAGGTTTTAGATCACTTGCTCGCGTATTCAATAAGAGTGCTGCTGGAGCAATTTATGAAACTATGGGGCGTAAAACCCCTAGCAGTCGCTTTGTCCAGAATCAGAGTAGTAAATATGGCTCATCCATGAAGGGTGATGGCAAGATGGAAGGTCGAGCCTTATTCCGTGCCTATGAAGAAAACAATGGCAAAGCCAGAGAAGCAGTTTTAGCCGCAATTAAGAGCGCAGCAGACAAACTAAACGCGAGAGCAAAGGTGTAAATCATGGCTAATGTAATGATTGATATTGCAGCGGAGTTCACAGGCAATAAAGCGTTTAAGCAAGCAGATACTGCTACGGACAAACTTAGCAAGAATGTAAAGAAATTAGCTGCAACTTTTGGTCTGACATTTGGGGCAAGTGCAGTCCTTGCTTATAGCAAGGCTGCGGTTAAAGCAGCGGCAGCAGACCAGAAGGCGCAACAGCAATTAGCCCTAGCTCTAAAGAATGTCGGCTTAGGTAGAGATGCAGCAACTTCTGAAGCTTATATCCAGAGACTTCAGAGCGAATTCGGCATTGTTGATGACCTACTTCGTCCAAGTTATCAGACCCTAGCGGTTGCCACACGCGATTCAGCCGAGGCTCAACGCTTGATGGGTATTGCATTAGATGTAAGTGCCGCAAATTCTTTAGACTTGGGTGCAGTAACGAAAGCCCTAAGTCGTGCTTTCTTGGGAAATAACACAGCTCTTTCTCGCCTAGGGGTAGGCATCTCAAAAGCAGATCTTAAATCAAAATCTTTTAAGGAAATTACTGACCAGTTATCTGCAACCTTCGCTGGATCAGCAACAGCAGCGGCAAACAGTTATCAAGGTTCCATGGATAAACTGGCTCTTGCTACTGACAACTTTAAGGAATCCATCGGTGTTGGCTTAATTGAAGCGTTAAACATTCTTAATGGTGAACAAGGACTTGCCAAGACAACTTCTCAGATAGACAAACTTGGTATCAAATTACAAAACGCCACTATCGGTGCAGCTTACTTTGTAGATGAGTTAAAAAATATACCTCTTGTTGGTGGACTTTTATCATCTGTGCTAAGTAAAACTGTTGGTGATCCATTAGGCATTGTCACATTGTTAAATGCATTTGAGAAGTTTAAGCAAGAGCCAAGACCTTTTAGCACAGGGATGTCTATCTCTGGTCAAGTACAAATTAAGCAAGAAAAGCAGATTACAAAACTAACTGCCGAGCAAGCAAAGAATCAAGCCAAGATTACAAAGGACAAGAAACTCCAAGCAGCAATCGATAAGGCTAACCTTGCTCTTAACAAGGGCACAGAAATCTTTGACATGGACAAAATCCAAATAGCAGCAGCTTTAACATCTCAGGCTGAGCAACTAGGCAAAGCAACTACCAGCTCACAGATCTTACAGATTGCTAACGACACAGCTCGCCTTAATGTGAAGCGTTCCATCCTTGACTTAGAAGATGCAATAGCTGCTAAGGATGAGCAAGCCATCATTGCAGCAACTAACAAGCTCAATGCAGATCTTAAAGTACTTGGGGCTTTAGGCGCACAAAATCTAAAACTTCTAGACATTAAATCCTTGCTAGAATCTCTAAAGCCTAAAGACTTAATTAACCTTGCTAACCTAGAAGCTGCACTTGCCTTACTAGCTAAAATAAATCTAGCAACTACTGGTTCTAAATCTACTCCACCTGCTGCTGCGCCAAGCGTTGCGGGTCTGACTCCAGCAACGACTATCGCAGAGACCAATGCCAATGTTGCAGCACTTGGTGGGATCATTACACAGATCCAACCTAACCTTAAAGAATTCACTCCAAGCGTGGGCATGATCTCTGGAATTGGATCTAATGGCAGAGAATACAATTACTCTGTAAATGTATATGCCAACACAGTTGCTAACCCAGATGAGCTAACTAACCTGATTCAAAACTCTTTGATCCAACTTAACCGCAGAGGTGACTCACTTGTACAGGCTGGCACTCTGTGACCAGACCAGTCATCAATGTAGTCATTGACTTTTCTACAGGGGCTTCATTCGGCTATCCATTCATCCTTGATTCATCTACTTTAGATGGCGCAGATGTCCTCTCAGATAGCCCTGCAAGCCTCGTAGTGGACATCTCTAACCTTTTGGACTCAGTACAGACTAATCGAGGCAGACAGATCTCAGCAGAGGTCTTTCAGACTGGCACAGCTGCTGTACGCATCTTGGATCAAAATGGTGACTTTAACCCGCAGAATACAGCCAGCCCTTATTACACATACCTCAGCCCAATGCGCAAGATGACTATTACTGCAACTTACTCAGGAGTAACTTACCCAATCTTTGCAGGCTATATCACAGGGTACAACACATCCACACCTAAGTTTAATGGTGACATTGTGTACACGACAGTTACAGCAGTCGATGGTTTTAGACTATTCCAAAATGCACAATTCTTTGGTGTAGTTGATGCAACAGCAGGTGAGACCACAGGCTCACGCATTGGAAAGATCCTAGACACTATCGGCTGGCCTTTAGCCCTGCGCAATATAGACACGGGCCTTACGACTGTGCAGGCAGATCCAGCAACACAGCGCACAGCCTTAGCAGCCTTGCAGACTGTTGCTACTACTGAGTATGGCGCGATTTACATGGATGCGCAGGGTCGATGCGCTTTCCAAGATCGCAATGTCACAGTCGGTACAATCGCAGGCACACCTATAGTCTTTAATGACAATGGCACAGGCATAGGATACTTTGATGTTAAGTGGGTCTTTGATGATACTCAGATTTATAACCTAGCAACTGTCACCCGCACAGGCGGTACAGTGCAAACTGCCAGCGATGCAGCCTCTATTGCTAAGTACTTTACGCACAGCTATAACCAATCGGGGCTACTCATGCAGACCGATGCAGAAGCTCTAGATTACGCACAGGCTTTTATTGCATCTCGTAAAGAGACTTCAACCCGCGTAGATGAACTGACCCTAGATCTCCAGCAAGATAACTACACGGCTGGCACTATTGCAGCTTTGACTATGGATTTCTTTACTCCAGTCAGTATCACTACGACCCAGCCTAATAGCACTACGCTATCTAAAACGGTTCAGGTCTTTAATGTTGCTCACTCAATCACACCTAACTCGTGGAAAGTGCGCTACGGCACAGCAGAGCCGATCATCGATGGCTTTATTCTGGATTCCGCATTATACGGTATCCTTGACACTAGCGTTTTAAGTTACTAAGGAGACAAAATGGCTAAACAGACTTTCAGTACTGGGCAGGTGCTATCTGCTGCTCAAATGACATCATTGCAACAGACTGCTCTGGGCGGTGGATCTGCTACGGCTAAAACAGCTTCTTATGTTTTAACCGCTGCTGATGCGGGCACAACTGTAATAATGAACGCAGCAGGTGCAACAACGATTACAGTAAATACTGGTCTTTTCGCAGCTGGCGATACTGTTTTAATACAGAACATAGGTGCTGGAGTTTGCACAGTTACAGCTGGTACTGCAACTGTAAATACAGCAGGTTCTTTGGCTTTAGCCCAATATGAAGCAGGAGTGTTATATTTTACTGCTACTGGTGCAGCATTACTTCATGATTACACGCAAGCTTCCGCTGCTGCAGGCGGCATGACAGTTTTGGCTAGCGGTTCACTTTCTGGTGCTTCACTTGATCTGACCTCAATTAACCAAACTTATGTGGATATGGTTTTAGTCTTGTTAGGTTATGCACCAGCAACCAATACAGGATATGGACAATTAAAATTTAATAACGATTCAAATACACGATATACATATTCGGCTGAAAATAATCCTGCATCGTTTAATACATTTGGCGCAACAAGAATTGACATGTCCGACGGCATGAGCAATACAGCAACAACTCAAAGTACTGTTATAGAAATACAAAATTACGCAAATACGTCAATTTGGAAAAGATGCACGACGGATACAATTTATACATCAACTGCAGACGGTGCAAATACGAAATGGCGAAGAACGTTTTACTATGGTATTTACAATCAAGCAACAGCCATTGATCGCGTAACCGTTACACCAAGTGGCGGTTTTGTCAGTCAAGGAACCTATGTACTTTATGGAGTCAAATAATGTTTATTAAAGAACACAATGTGGAAACTGGCGAAGTCATTGAGCGTGAGATGACGGTTGAGGAAATCGAACAATTTGAATCTGACAAAGCCGAAGCGGTTGCAAAAGCTAAAGCCGAAGCAACTAAGGCTGAGGCTAAGGCTGAGGCTAAAGCTGCATTATTGGAGAAGCTTGGCATTACAGAGGATGAGGCTCGCCTCCTACTGGGATGAAACCTAAGTTAAGTCACGCGGCAATCCAGTTACGAGAGCAGATAGATGACTCGTTCCCAGATCGTGACCGCACATCGGATGGTTGGATCGGTGATACCCGACACGCTGCTCGCAAGTCAGATCATAATCCTGATGAGCAGGGCTGGGTACGCGCCATTGATGTGGACAAAGACTTATTCAAGGGCGGAAAGCCAGACATCATGGGAGATCTTGCTGATCAGCTTCGTACCTTGTCCAAGTCAAAAGCAGACAAGCGTATTAGTTACATCATTTACGATGGACGAATCTGCTCCAGCATCCTTAACTGGAAGTGGCGCAAGTTCACAGGGGCTAACAAACACACTAAGCACATGCATGTTAGCTTTAAGAAAGAAGCTGACAATGATGGGGCTTTTTTTCAAGTATCTATGTTAGGTGGACAATAATGAATGAACTAAAGACAGCAGCAGGCTCATGGGCTAGAGCATTTCTAGTAGCAGTTATCTCAATGGCAGCAGCTGGGGTCACAGATCCTAAGGCTCTTTTTGCAGCAGGCAATGCTTCAATCCTTCCACCTGTACTGCGTTACCTATCACCTAATGATCCTGCTATGGGCATCAAGAAGTGACAC